GGCAAGATGGACTCTTGCTGTCGTGGTGATGGCATCGCCAAACGCGGTAAAACCCGAGGTAAATTTGTATGAAGCGCAAGGTTCGTCGCTACGCTGAAGGCGGAATGGGTTACGAAGAAGACCCGAAACCCGGCGTACAATCTGACAAAAAATCGTCGAGCAAAAAGTCGGGTAGCGGTAAGACTCCCTCCCGTCGTATTAGTTCGATGGAGTTCATTAAAAAGTATGAGACTTCAGGTCCTTCTAGCCGAATAAAAGAAGAGGCTGAAACGACCGTAGCTCGTACTAAATCGGGTCTTCCCGGCGACCGCAGCACCGGGTACAGCGATAAAGGCAAGAGTCCGTATGTTGATATGGACCAAGAAGATGTAGATCGCGCTTTGAAAAGAATGGGTGAAGTTGCAGGTGCCGCTGCCAGTGTAAGCGCTGCTGGAGCAAACCTACCTCTTCGTGCCAAGCAGATGCTCCGTCGTATGCAAACGGCTCGGGCTAATGCTGCTGAACGTGCTACGGATAAAGCCGGTGAAGCGGCTCGGCGTGGTTTGTCCCGTCGTGGCATTCCTCGTTATGACGAGCGGTATCGCGCTAGTTCGGAAGGTTCGGATCGTCGTGCGGCGTATGCAGACGAACTGCCAGAAGGACTTAAATTCAAGCGGGGCGGTTCAGTGAAATCGTCAGCTTCGCGGCGTGCTGACGGCATCGCTAAGAAAGGTAAAACCCGAGGCCGATTTGTATGATGGCTTCGCGTGGCATGGGTGCAATCAGTCCAAAGAAGATTCCCCGTGCCAGACGACGGGGGGATAAAAAGCCTGTGATTGGGACCGGTAAGCCGATTCGTACCTTTAAGGAAGGTGGCGAGAGCAAGGTCAACGCAGCCGGTAATTACACCAAGCCCGGTATGCGTAAAAAGTTGTTTGAGTCGATCAAGGCTTCAGCAACACAGGGTACTGCGGCAGGGCAATGGAGCGCGAGAAAAGCACAACTCCTAGCCAAGCGGTACAAAGAGAAGGGCGGCGGTTACAAGTCATGAAGGCTCCGCAGCAGTCGTTAAAGGCATGGACTGCCCAGAAGTGGAGGACGAAGAGTGGTAAACGATCTTCTGACACGGGTGAAAGATATCTACCAGAGGCTGCGATCAAAGCTCTCAGCTCTGCTGAGTACGCCCGTACCACCGCAGCCAAGCGAAAAGGCAAAGCCCAAGGCAAGCAGTTCGTCCCGCAGCCCAAGGGTATATCTCAAAAAACGCGGTCCTACCGCCAAAGGGGTAAATAAACGTGGCTAAAGAATTTCCAGATTTGAACAACGACGGCAAGGTAACTCGCGCTGATGTCCTCAAAGGGCGTGGCGTGTTTAAGAAAGGCGGTTGGATTAAGGACGCTATCAAGAAGCCGGGTGCACTGCGTTCGGCTATGGGCGTTAAGGCTGGCGAGAAAATCCCGGCTAAGAAACTCGCTGCTGCGGCGAAGAAGCCCGGTAAGATGGGTCAACGCGCTCGTCTGGCTCAGACCCTGAAGGGGCTAAAGAAGTAAATGGTTGACAAGACTACAGCTACGACAGACTTCAACCTCGACCTCAACACGATCATCGAAGAGGCTTACGAGCGTTGCGGTGCTGAACTGCGTACGGGTTATGACTTCCGTACGTCGAAGCGTAGTCTTGCCCTGCTTCTGATGGACTGGGCTAACCGGGGTGTGAATCTCTGGACGCTGGAGCAAGGCACTCAAACGCTGACGTACAACGTCGGTACGTATGACCTACCGGTGGATACGGTTGACCTGCTCGACCATGTAATCCGCACTGGCTCTGGCACGAACCAGCAGGACATCAATATCAGTCGTATCTCGTCCAGCACCTACGTCTCCATCCCGAATAAGAACGCGACAGGTCGTCCGATTCAGATTTGGATTAATCGTCGTACAGGAGCCACGGCTGCTGACGGCACTATTGTTTATCCTCAGTACACGGTTTGGCCGAAGCCTGACAACTCGACAACGTGGATTCTGTACTACACGCGGTTGCGGCGGATGTTTGATCCCGGTACGGGCGTGAACGGACAGGATATCCCGTTCCGGTTCTTGCCCTGCATGGTTGCTGGGCTGGCCTACATGTTGTCGATGAAGATTCCCGGTGCAGAAGCGCGTACGCAAATTCTGAAGGCTCAATATGACGAGGCTTGGGATTTGGCGGCGGGTGAAGACCGAGAAAAGGCGGCGGTGCGGTTTGTCCCACGTGAGAGCTTCTTGGGTGGCTACTAATGCCAAACAGGTTTGCCAGTGGCAAGAATGCAATTTCGGAATGCGACCGGTGTGGTTTTCAATACAAACTGCGCCAGTTGAAGTCGATTGTGATCAAGACCAAGAACGTCAATATCTTGGTCTGCCCCGAGTGTTGGGAACCTGATCAGCCGCAGTTGTCGCTGGGTTTATACCCGGTGGACGACCCGCAGGCTTTACGGAACCCAAGACCGGATACGAGTTATTTTGAGGTCGGTAACAACGGTGCTACCGGCAGTCGTCAGATTTACTGGGGATGGAATCCGGTTGGCGGATCGAGTTCATTTGACGCAGAATTAACACCTAACCCTCTGGCCCCGGCAGGGGAGGTAGGAACGGTAACGGTCGTTACGACCTAGGAGATTGAGATGGCTAAGAGCAAACTTGAACGACACGCGGAACTCCCGGCAGATAAAGCGCATGGTCCGGGGCGGGTCAAACTTCGTGCTGGTGGCAAGACCAACAGCGACATGAAGAAGTACGGTCGCGGCATGGCGAAAGTCATGAATCAGCGTAAGCCGATGCGCGGCTCTTCGGGTCCGAGGTAAGTGCCATGAAAGAACTCAATCCCGGCAAGATTAGGCCGAACACTGACTCGACTGGTGAGAATGGCTATCCTGAAAAGGATGTCAACAAGGGCGTTACGCACATGGAAATGAAGGGTGCTGGCGCTGCCACCAAGGGTAAGAGGTTCGTCTCGCAGATCAACTTGCAGAACAACGGCAAGGTACGAGCAGGCTGGAGCTAATGAACTACACGCAGCTTTCACAATCAATTCAGGATTACTGTCAGTCCACGGAGACCTCCTTCGTGGCAAATATCCCGAATTTTGTGCAGCTTGCTGAAGAGCGGATTTACAACTCCGTTCAAATTCCTGCTATCCGAAAGAATGTCACGGGGACGATGACAAATACGTTTCCGTACTTCCAGTTGCCCTCGGACTGGCTTTCGACGTTTTCGTTGGCTGTGATTGACCCGATTACGGGCGAGTACGAGTACCTGCTGAATAAGGATGTGAACTACATCCGCGCTGCGTATCCGCCTCCGAATAGTACGGGCAAGCCTAAGTACTACGCGATCTGGGACGATGCGACCATGATTTTAGGTCCGACTCCTGATCAGGCGTACACGGCTGAACTGCACTACTATTACTACCCGGCGTCTATCGTCAACGTAAATACAACGTGGCTAGGCGATAACTTTGAGACGGTTTTGCTGTACGGGTCATTGCGCGAAGCGTACACCTACTTGAAAGGTGAGCAAGACATGATGACCTATTACGAGCAGAAATATCAGGAGTCATTAGCACTCCTCAAACGTCTTGGCGACGGTCTGGATCGTCAGGATGCGTATCGTTCTGGACAAGTTAGGATTCCGGTGACTTGATGTTTAACGGAAGTACAGAAATTGGGGATGTCTTTGTACAGACCACGGATCATCGCGGGCATACTGTAGATGAGATCGCAGAGCGTGCGGCCAACCGTATTCTCCGCGTTGATACGAAAGAAGCCCTGCACTATTGGCTTGTTAAGTACCTTACCGAGGCACGAGAGGCTGAGCGTAAGGAGATTTGCAAGAAGCTAGATAAACAGGGTTATTCGGAAATTGCACATTTAATTGGAGACCTATAATGGCTATTACTCAGGCAATGGCGACGAGCTTCAAGGTTCAAATCCTTGAGGGCGTACACAACTTTGGTTCAGGTGTCGTTCGCGCTTCGGCTGCTGCGGATGTGTTCAAACTTGCGCTGTTCACCTCTTCGGCTACGTTGGACGCTACGACTACGGCATATAGCAGCACGGACGAGGTTTCTTCGTCTGGCACGAACTACCCGGCTGGCGGTTTGACGTTGACGATCTCGCAGGCTCCGACTTCATCGGGCACGACGGCTTTCATCGACTTTGATGATTTGACCTTCCCGAGCGCGACGATTACGGCGAACGGCGCGTTGATCTACAACGAAACGCAAGGTAACAAGGCTGTTGCGGTTCTGGCTTTCGGCGGTGACAAGACCTCCACGGCTGGTAACTTCACCATCCAGTTCCCGGCTGCTGCTGCTTCGACTGCGATCCTTCGCATCGCCTAAGTAGGCTACGTCTGTGACAGACGTAGTGGTAGCCCTTGACGGCTGGAACTCCATTACAGGATGGGGCGAAGGTGGTTGGGGTACAGCTTCCGTAAGCTTCACCGGTACCGGTGAGGTAGGGACGCTTTCGTTTGTTACAGATCAAGTTATTGTAGTCACGGGCCTTGAGGCGACGGGTGAACTGGGTACGGTCTTTGTTCTTACCGATCAGGTCATTCTTGTCACAGGGCTAGAAGCTCAGGCAATTCTGAGTGATGAAGTTGTCGTTGCTGATGCCATTGTTATTGAAGATGGTGTTGAGGGAACAGGTGAGACTGGTGATGTAACGGTCTTCCTTGAACTGATCGTGCCGGTTACGGGCGTTTCGGCGTCTGGGCAAATTGGTGCGGTATCGCTTGTCACTGATCAGATTTTGTCGGTTACGGGCGTCGAAGGTACGTTCCAGATTGGTAACTACATTGTTATCTCTGGACATACTCAAGTTGTAACGGGCCTTGAAGCAACCGGCGAATTGGGCGATGTAGCGGTCTTCACTGATCAAGTTCTGGCTGTAACCGGGCTTGAGGCAACTGGGGAAATTGGCACAGTATCTCTCGTCACTGATCAGATTTTGTCGGTCACGGGTGTTGAAGGCACTGCTGAACTTGGTACTGCGACTCAGAACTCCATATACCTCGTCACTGGGGT